TACGCTGAAACCTAACCACGCTCTCCATTTACCATGGCAGATGAACACAGTGGTCAAGGCGGGAGCTACCTGCTGGATCCCGAAACAGGCGTTCGCACTTTAATTATGCGTACGCTTCCACCACAACCATCACAGGGAACATCCGATGGCACTGCTACTACGCAAACGCCTGATTCTGGTAGAGACGGAGTCGACTTACGGGGCGGATCCAACTCCAACCGGAGCCGACGCAGTCCTAGTAAGAGATCTAAGCATCACTCCTCAGTCGAGTGATGTTGTAAGCCGCGACTTGATTCGTCCTTACCTAGGTGCTTCTCAGCAGCTGCTGGCAAACACCAAGGTTGAATGCACATTCAGTGTCGAATTGGCTGGTTCAGGTACTGCTGGAACTGCTCCTCAGTACGGAAAAGCCCTTCAAGCTTGCGGACTGAGCGAGACCATTGCGGCTAACACGTCAGTCAAATACGAGCCAGAGTCCAGTGGCTTCAACAGCGTCACCATTCATTACAACATTGATGGTGTTCGCCACAAGGTGACTGGTTGTCGCGGCAACTTGACGCTAAATGCCAATGTTGGAGAGATTCCTTCCTTGGACTTTGCGTTTACTGGCATCTACAACCCTCCAGATGACACTGCGCTGCCAACTCCGAGCTATGCCAATCAAGACGATCCTTTGATCTTCAAGAATGGCAACACAAGCAGCTTTGCTCTGCTTTCTTATGCCGGAGCATTGCAGTCCCTTTCCATGGACTTGGGAACTTCACTGGTTTACCGCGAGCTGGTAGGCGGGTCTAAAGAAGTGTTGATTACGGATCGTGCTGTGTCCGGTTCAGTTTCGATTGAGGCTGTTCTTATGGGGACCAAGGACTTCTTTGCCTCTGCGGTTGATGACGATGCAGCACTAGGCAACCTTCAGTTCACTCACGGTTCCACTGCAGGAAACATTGTTCAATTCACCTCTTCCAAGGTGGACATTGGCGATGTTTCTTACGGCGACCAAGACGGCATCGCGATGCTGGAGATCCCTTACACCTGCGTGCCTGACTCTGCAGCCAATGCTGAGTTTGATCTGATCTACACCTGATCAACTCGTTGTTGTGATTTTGGGAGCCTTTTCAGGCTCCCTTTTTTTGTGTAAGCTAATTTTGCTTATGCATTTACCTAGTGGCTTTCGTACGTAAAAAGGTTAAAACGTTCAAGTGGCCTGTTGAAGTAACAGAGCCAAGCGAAGATCGTCCAGGCGAATTTGACAAATGTGAATTTACGGCTGTCTTCAAGAGAGTGAAGATGTCTGAGATCAGCAAACTCAGTGAAGAAGAGGGCAATAATCTCCTAAAGAAGGTTCTTGTCGGATGGGAAGGCATCCAAGACGAGAATGGCAAGGACGTTCCCTTTTCCACCAAAGAGCTTGAGGAGTTCTGCGAAGATGTTGACTGGTTGAAAGCTGTTCTCAATAGCTACACAAGCACTTACGGGGAGGCTCAAGCGGGAAACTAAAAGAAGCTGCGATTTATTGGGCGTCTGGTGGCAAACAGATTGAAGACAAGACAAAGGACGACGCAGCTGCCTTTGGGATAAAGCTGCCAGCGCCTAAGCCAAGGTCAGAGGAATGTAATAATTTCGAGGTTTGGGACGAAAACTGGGACATCGTCATGATGTTTCTCCGGATGCAGACCCAATGGGAGGTCAGCATGTCGGGCTACGTTGGATTGAAATATGACGTGCTTTTGGTTTCCGGCGGGCTTTTTGACCTATATGATGTGGAGAACCGTCGTGAAGTGCTAGAGGGTCTCCAAGTTATGGAATCCACTGCGCTAAGCGAATTTAGGAAGAAATCAGATGGCTAATATCGTTCAAGAGCTAAAGGTCAGACTTGGCCTCGACAACGAGAAGGTTCTTGCTGAGCTAAAAAGCAACTTGCGTGGCATCGCATCGGTTGCAAAAGTTTCAGGGCAAGATTTACTTAAAGTTGCCGATGCTGTAAAAAGTTACAGCAATAATGGAAAAGAAAGCATCGCTGTTATTCGGGGGCAGGTAAGCGCTCTCAAAGGTCTTCAAGATCAAGCGAAGATTGGTGGCAAGGCATTTAGAGAGCTTGGCAAGGATGTAGCTAAATATGAAGCCAACCTCAAATCAGCAGAACAGGCAGCTCAAAATTTAAGAGTAGGAACAAGACGCAGGGGTACGGCTCTTAAAAGAAATGATCCGGGCGGATTCGTCGCAAACGTTACAGACATTCAAGCCCGGGCTAGAAAAGATCCAGCGCCTATGTTCAACGAGGCAGGTGCGCTTACCGAGGAATATATTAAACAGCAATCAAGACTTGCCTTGAACTTAGAAGCTAGAGAGCGCATGGAGGCCAGAGTGGAGGCACGGGTACGAAGTGTCACAAAAGCTCAAAGTGACAACAGAAATCAAATTAGAACAGCATCTCAGATGCTGGAAACTTTTGGTGGAGAACTTGCGAAATTGCCACCTACAACGAACAATTTACAGCTTGAACTGAAAGAGCTTGGGTCGGATCTTGGAAATCTTGTTATTGGAGGAGAAGATTACATACGAGTTTTAGGACTAATTAATCAAAAGCAGAAGCAATTAGACAATGCAGACCCATTTGGCACGGATGTAAGGAAGCGGCAAATCCGAAGTCGATTGGGTAAGCAGCAACCACTCGGTATGTTGCCCTTTGACGTTCCTGTCCAAAAATCTATTGAGCGGAATCGAAGGAAGCGTGCTCGGCGATATGGTGGATTTACTGGGGGCGGTTTAGCGAATCAACCTGTTGAAGCTTCTAGTCTTTTCCAAACGATTGCATCTATTGGTTCTGCTGAAACCAAGGCAGCGACTGAAATGATGGGTCGTTCTCTGTCGCAGGTAACCGCAGAGATCAAGCGGCAAGCTGCGGCATCGAACGGGAATGTTAATAGCCTTAACGCACAAAAGATTGCTTTCGATCAGCTACGTGCTGGCCTGGATCCTACCAGTCAAGACTTTAGAGAATTAGGCAAGGAGATTGAGAAGGTCGATCGCAAGCTTGGGAAACTTAACAAGAAAAAATTTAGCGCAAAAGGCGCGGCGCAAACTGTTGGTGCGGTTGCTTCTGCAGGTATTTTTGGCGGAGCGGCTGGTGCAGCTGGTGCTCTTGCTGCAGCTCCGTTTGGGCCTGGGGCGGCGGTAGTTGGTGGCGGAATCGGAACTAGCGTTGGAATTGCTGCACAGAAAATTAGTAGTTTTACTGATTACGCGGCATCTATTCGCTTATCAGAGAAAGCATTAAAAAGGCTTGTTGAGACTGAACACAACAATAAGGTTGCCACGGATGCAATTGATTTTGCTGTTAAAAGGCTGAATGTTGAGAGAGAGGCTGCAACTCTTGGAATGACTCGATTAAGTGCTGCTGTTTTGGGAGCAAATGGCACTATCGAACAGGCTGCTTTGGCCTTTCTTGGTACAACTGTTGCGATTAAAGCAACTAAAGGTGGGGTGGAAGATGTTCGAGGAGGTATAACTGCCCTGGTGCAAATGTTCTCCAAGGGTCGTATTAGTGCTGAAGAGCTTTCCGGGCAGCTCGGCGAGCGTTTTCCCGCAGCCGTTACAGCGTTCGCTGAGGCCAACAATCGAAGCACTGCAGAGTTACAGAAACGTCTCAAGCTAGGCAAAGTTGGATTAGACGAGCTAGTCGAATTCTTGGCATTTGTTACTAAAAAATATACGAAAGGTGCGCTAGAAATGGCAGCCAGTGCTGAAGAGTCTGGCCAGCGACAGCAGCGTGCGTTTGAGGATGTTCGCAAAGAACTTGGAGACCAATTAATAGACGTAGGTGCAAAGCTGCAAGAAGGCATCGCTGAATCCTTAATTACATTGACACCGATTATCGTAAATACGGCAAAAGCAGTGGCGGGTGTGATTGAAACTCTTGTGAATGGGCTTGTGATTGTAATCAAAAACTTCCGAAACCTTATTGATGTCGTGACCGTCGTAGCTGGAGGCTTGGTCCTTGGGAAATTGCTGACTCTACTAGGCAAGCTTACTGTTGCAATGGGAGCAAAGGGGTTTGCTTTTTCAGTGCAACTTTTGTCGCGGTTTATAAGATTCAAGCTAGTTACTTCGATTGGTCTTTTAATAACCAAGCTCAGGGCTTTAGCATTAGTGCTCGCAAAGAACCCAATAACTGCGATTGCTCTGGGATTTACAGCTTTGGGCGTGTCAATGTTTAGAGCCAGTCAGCAACACAAAGATTTTATTGACGACATAACCAATGGCGTCATGTCATTGGATGATGCAGGAAAAAGGGTTGATAAATACAAAAAACGGCTTGAGACTTTACAGGAAATAAATTCAATTATTAAAAAAGATCCTTCTGCTGAAGCAGGTCTTGGTATTGGCAGCCGAACGTCTAGATCTAATTTGCCTTCAGAAAGCAGCAACATCGGCAAGGTTGCAGCATTAACTAGAAGCTTGCAGGGTGGTGACTTGCCTCCTTTAGATCTTGGCACAGCTCAGGGGCTTACAAAGTCTATTAAAGATTCAGCTGCTCGTATAACAAGTGGAAACTTAGCGATTCAGTCACGAACTTCTACTGAGGACTTTGATACTGAAGCAAATATGCTGAAAGCCCTTGAAGAAAAATTGCTATTGGCCTTACAGGGTGGTGACAGCGGTGGCACAGGCAAAGAAGATATTAGCGATGCAATGATGGAAGCACGCATTAATGGAATGCGTCAGGTCATTACTCTTGCAGATGTCGAGGCAAAACTTGCTAATGACCTCTTGCAAATCAGCTTAAAAGATCTAAAAGCTAACGAGGAGATCGCCGAAAAGGCTCAGGCTCATTTCAATGCCGAGCAGTCGCGTCTAGGTATCGAGCAGCAGCTGCAAACATTGCAGGAAAACATTACGGCTCAGTTAGACAAAGCCAGACTGGCAACAGGAGAAATTACTCAAGAACAATTCGACCAAAAGGAATTGGAGCGGCGTCGGTTAGAGCTGAAAAGAGAATTGCTGCCCTTGCTGTTAGCAGAAAAGAAAACTCAGGAAGAGATTGCAGAAATAATTGAAGCTATAGTGAATGGAATGAAAGCAGGTCAAAATAAAAGCAAATCTTTCGTTGACGGCTTGAAAGAACTTATCGAAGAGGCAACAGATCTAAACAAGACTCTTGCTGAATTTGGAGTGCAGGCAGTAGATAAATTTGCTAATACATTTGCAGACTTTGTCGCCACGGGCAAGGCTAGTTTCAGTGAGTTTGCTAATTCAGTACTGGCGGACCTAGCACGCATCTTTGCTCGTGCAGCGTTCTTCCAAGCATTAGAAGCGGTCTTCCCTGGGCTTGGTAAAACTGCCAAAATCGCCACCAGTGCCAACGGCAACGTCTTGGCCAAGAACAAGATTGTTCCATATGCGTATGGCGGCATCGTCAACAAGCCGACACTATTCCCGATGGCAAATGGTGCCGGGCTAATGGGCGAGGCTGGTCCTGAAGCGATCATGCCTTTACGTCGTGGAGCTAACGGCAAGCTCGGCGTTGAAGCATCTGGCAGCGGAGTAGGAGATGTAGTCGTGAATGTTGATGCTGCTGGTTCTTCTGTTGAGGGTGACGGCAACCAAGCCGCGCAACTTGGCAAAGCTATTGGGATTGCAGTACAACAGGAACTAGTGAAGCAGAAACGACCTGGAGGCTTACTCTCACGCTAATGGCTGTATTTCCTTCTATTGATCCTTCTTACGGAGCGCAAAAGCGCAGCGAGCCTGTTGTTCGTACAGTTCAATTCGGCGATGGATATCAAGCTCGACTGAGTTTTGGTTTAAATCAAAATCCGAAGCAGTGGTCTTTGGAGTGGAGAAATATCACTGAAGCGCAAGCCGACACTATTGAGACATTCTTAGATGCTCGCGCTGATGACAATGCATCCTTTGATTGGTCTCCTCCTGACGATCCTGATACTTACAAGTGGATTTGTCCTTCTTGGTCAAAAACCTTGCCTTATTCAAACTTGGCAAATATTCAGGCAACATTCCAAGAAGTATTTGAACCGTAATGGCTGTATCGTCTTGGGCCGCTACCACCGCATTTTCTGTTGGTGATATTCGCCGTGCCACAACAGATCAAGCAACCGGCTTGTTCTTTCAATGTGCGGTTGCTGGAACGTCTGCTAGCACCGAGCCAAGTTGGCCAACAGATGTAGGCAGCACGATTGTTGATGGTGGCGTCACATGGACTGCAATCAGCAGTGTTTACGAGGAGCTACTAAAGCTTTCCCCAAGTGCAGTTATTGAACTCTTTGAGCTACGCCTAGATAATAGTTTGCATGGCAGCTCAGACATATATCGATTCCACAACGGCATGGCTAGAAACAATGTAAATATACAAGCAAACGTAGTCTTTAACTCTCAAGAATACGTCAGGTTGCCAATCGCAGCGGACGGCTTTGAATATTCCAACACTGGAACGTTGCCGCGCCCCACATTAACCGTCAGTAATTTAGACGGCACAATGACTATTTTGCTTGCATTAGTAAATGCAACGACTGCCGGTAATGACCTTGGTGGGGCGGAAGTTCGCAGGATCCGCACTCTGAAGAAATATCTTGATGACATTAACTTTCGATTTGACGATACCGCTATCACGCAAGATGGAAACACGTTAATAACTCAAGGTGGAGATACCTTTAACTTCAGCCGTCTTGGTAATCCAAGTGGTGTGGCCGACCCTCACGCTGAGTTCCCGCAAGAGCGATGGTTTATTGATCGCAAAGCAAACGAGTCGCGTAACTCGGTGACGTTTGAGCTAGCCAGCAAGTTCGACCTAGCTGGACAGAAGTTGCCAAAACGTCAGA